ATTTGTAGCGGGATGGCGACCTGCTATCGGTTGGATCTGTGCATTAGGGCTGCTGTACAACACCATCATTGCCAACATAATCAGCATCTGGGTAGCTGTACCAGAGGTAGATACAACGCTTCTTGTGCCCGTTATGATGGGGATGTTGGGGTTGGGCGCTATGCGTTCATACGAGAAGGTCAACTCCGTCGCACGGGAGAAATAATGGGTGAGCTAATTGACATGATAAAGCGCCATGAAGGCGTTAAATCTAAAGTTTATAAGTGCAGTCAGGGGTACGAAACGATAGGCGTGGGCAGAAATATCTCAGAGTCTGGCCTTGGGTTGTCTGACGATGAAATAGACTACCTATTACACAATGACTTAGAGCGTTGTCACCAAGAACTGCGAGATGCGTACTACTGGTACGGGGGACTGAGTAAGGCTAGACGTGACGCAATGGTCGATATGTGCTTCAATCTAGGCATAACGCGGCTGCGCGGGTTTGTTAACGCTCTGGAAGCCATGTCTCGTGAGCAGTTCGACATCGCCGCTGATGAGTTTATGGATAGCCGTTGGGCTAAACAAGTCGGCAACCGTGCTGTAGAGGTGACTGAAATGATCCGCACAGGTGAATATAGATAATGCCGTTGCGTAAGTTAACCCTACGCCCCGGTGTGAACAAAGAAGTTACACGTTATGTAGATGAAGAAGGTTGGGCCGACTGCGATAAAGTACGTTTCCGTGCTGGGTACCCCGAAAAGATAGGTGGGTGGCAGCAAATATCTGGTAATACGTTTCTTGGTATTGCACGTTCCCTATTTAATTGGGTTACGCTAGAAGGTCAAAACCTGCTTGGTGTCGGTACCAATCTCAAGTTTTATATAGAGAAGGGTGGACAATACTTTGATGTGACACCTGAACGCACGCCGTCTGGCGTGTCCCTTACCAACCCCTTTACAACCGTTTCTGGCTCTACCACCGTCACCGTTACAGATGCTAACGGAGGATATATAAACGGTGATTTCGTTACGTTTAGTGGGGCATCTGCTGTAGGCGGGTTAACTCTAAATGGTGAGTTTCAGATAACGTACTCTACGGGCAACACATATACCATAGAATCAAGCAGTGCAGCCTCATCATCCGCTACTGGTGGGGGGTCTGTAACAGCAAAATACCAAATAAACGTAGGCCCAGAGTTTGTTGTACCTTTAGTTGGTTGGGGTGCTGGTGGGTGGAACGAAGGTACATGGGGTAACGGATCTACCTCTACGGATTCATTACGACTGTGGAGCCAATCTAATTTTGGTGAAGACTTGGTATTTGGCCCTCGTGGTAGCAGTATCTATTACTGGGATGCGTCTGGGGGGCTTGAGGTTCGCGCAGTAGAACTATCTTCTCTAGCAGGCGCATCCAACACACCTACAAAACAAAATTTTATACTTGTGTCCGATGTAAGTCGTTTTGTGTTTTGTTTTGGGGCTAATACGCTAGGCTCTGCGACACAAGATCCTATGCTTATCCGATGGTCAGACCAAGAAGATATTACCAACTGGACTCCCAGTGCTACTAACCAAGCGGGGGATCTACGTCTGTCCAAAGGCTCTGAAATAGTAGGCGCGTTGCAGTCTCGCCAAGAGGTGCTGGTATGGACAAATTCTGCGTTGTACGCCTTACAGTATCTAGGCGGTACGATTGTGTGGGGATCTCAGCTTCTTGCGGATAATATATCTATAGCTTCGCAGAATGCCGCTTCTTTCTCAGATGGGGTCACCTACTGGATGGGGCTTGATTCCTTCTATGTATACGATGGCACCGTTAAAAACCTACCGTGTGATCTAAAACGACATGTATTTAACGACATAAACCATGAACAGATAGGACAGGTGTTCGCTGGTACGAACGAAGGGTTTGACGAAGTTTGGTGGTTCTACCCATCAGCTAGCTCAACCACTATAGACAAGTATGTAGTATACAATCATGCACAAGGTATTTGGTACTTCGGCAGTTTAGCTCGCTCTGCATGGCTTGATACAGGAATTAGACAGTTCCCTGTTGCAGCTACATACAGTAACAACTTAGTCACACACGAAGACGGTGTAGACGATAACGAAAGTGGCACAAGAGCAGCCATTACTGCGTTTATAACTTCTGGTGAGTTTGACATAGACGACGGTGACAGATTCTCGTTTATACGCCGAGTGCTGCCTGACCTGACGTTTGATGGATCTACTGCGGACAGCCCTACAGCTACGCTAGAACTCCTACCACTACAGTCTTCAGGTTCGGGATATAGTAACCCTGCATCAGAGGGTGGGAGCAGTAGTAGATCTGTCGTAAGGTCTGCAACAGTACCCGTTGAGAAATACACTACACAGGTGAACATTCGCGTACGTGGCAGGCAGCTATCCATAAAGGTACAGTCAGCAGATCTAGGCGTGCAGTGGCAGCTTGGGGCACCAAGGCTTGATATACGTCCTGACGGGAGGCGATAGTGACTACTTATAATTCTATAGCACCTCGACTACCGACACCTCCAAAAGAATACACGCAGGTGTCGTTTGAACAGTTTAATAACGTATTGCGTATATACTTTAACCAGCTAGACGAGAGCATAAAAGAAGCAGCCGTTTCTACTGAATCTCAAGCGCAGGTGTGGTTCCTTGGCTAATCAATACAAAAACGCAAAAGTAGATTTAACTACTACTAACGCAACTACGCTGTACACATGCCCAACAGCAAAGACTGCGATTGTTAAGTCTATACTCGTGTCAGAAGACTCAGGCAACGCGGACACTATAACGGTAACGCTTACCGATGCTGCCTCTGCGGTGTTCAGTGTGTTTAAGGTCAAGGCTGTTGGTGCTAATACCACAGTAGAGCTACTTACTGCGCCTATGGTGGTAGAGGAGTCGGAAATACTAAAAGTCACCGCCGCAACCGCTAACAGGTTACACGTTGTAGCTAGCTTGCTGGAGGTTACGTAATGATAGGTATGGAGAGTGAAGATTTTAGCGGCATGGGTCTGGGGTCGTTTGATGCGTTTGCACCTACCTCAGCACAAATGCAGAGGCGACTGGGCACCGTTGGGGTACCGAGTTACACTCCTCCTAGACCTGCGAGTGTAGCGCCATCTACGCGCATATCACCCACAACATCAAACCCTGCACCAGTAACAATGCCAACCAGCATGGGTCAGCCTAATACTACAGCCACAGCGCCTAAACCAGTAACACAGCCAAAAAGGTCAACAGCATTACAGAAGCGGCTAGACGAGATTGAGGCAGAAGTAGCGCGTAAGCGCCAAGCAGAGATAGCTAAAGGGCCAAGGGTGGTCGATAATTTAAGAAATACGACGCCGAACATGACTGAGTTTAGAAAGGCGCTACGTACAGGCTATACGGGGGATAATGTTGACCGTGTAGACGATTTCTACAATATGACTTTCCTAGACGTAATGCACGACCCAGAAGGCGGCAATATATATCTTCCAGATGCTACGGACTTCGCAGAGAAGGGTGCAATGGGCATCCCACTGACCAAAGAAGAGCAGATGCTCAACATTTCCAGCAGGGCGTACTTTGGGCAGGATGGCCTGCCGGGGTATGAAACAACCCGTTTCTATGAACCTCCTTCAGAAAAAGACTATACGGATGCGCGTAAAGCCGAGGTAAGTGCGATAACTGGAACTATAGGAGATGCGACCAGTACAGGGCAGATAGTAGACACGTTATCTAGTTACTACGGCGCTGATGTAAAGCCTATTAAAGAAACTAGGTCGTTTACGGGGGATATAGAGGGCTACACAAGCACTTCTCCAGAACTAATGGCAGAGTTTCAGTCGGTCATCAGACCGTTGATGGAAGAAAAAGTCGCGTACGGTATGAGTGTGGGTAAAAAGGACTACCACGAAACCATACTAGATGCCTACAACAACGATCCCGTTATCCGTTCTGTATACGACAAGTACGGAGTAAAACCTACACGAACAAACGCAAGAGGGTCTGAGTACATATATGACCCATTGGGTTACAGGGATTCCAGAGTAATTAAAAGAAGCCCTGCGCTCGGTAATGCTATAAAAATGGCAGCTACCCTAGCGTTTACCGCTGGTGCAGGTGGGGCATTAGCCGGTACGGCAGCATTTGGTGGAGGCACGTCCGCATTGGGTACAGCAGCGGCAAAAGGGCTAACATCTGCCGCTGTAACTGCCGCTACAGGTGGTGAGGGGAGTGACATTCTAAAGGCTGGGCTACTGGGCGGTGCAGGAGCTTACGGGCAAGAATTAGCTAAGGCCGCAGAAGCAGCAGACCTCGCCGCAGCCGCTGGCGCAATGACAGCCGAGTCTCCTCAACTTATAAAAGCTGCGGAACTAGCCAGAAAAACCTCGGATACCTTCAATAAAGTAGCCAAAACAGCCAAGTTTGTAGATGCTGCTATAGACGGAGATATAGCTGGCGCTGCGGTTGCTGCGTTTGGCCCTAGATTCACCAAAACAGCAATGGACAAAGTTGGTTTAGACGAGAAGTTTTTAGACAGATACAACATAAACCAAGATGATGCTGTTGCAGGACTTGTTAAAACTCAGCTTGAACTAACAAAGGGCACCGATTTTGGCGATGCTGTAGCTAGAGGCTTTGGTAAATACATCACGGAAGGTGGAGCGTTAGCGCCTAATAACGTAAAAACACCTGAGTTTATCCAAATGATAGGTGACGCAATAAAGGCAACTGGGAGTATGTTTGACGACGTACTATTGCAGCCCATAAAGGGTGTTGTAGAGCCGGTAATAGATGTTGCAAGGGACATAGGTAGCGCAGCAGACGATGCGTTCATACAGCCTATTCGAGAAGGACTTAAAGTTGTAGACGACGAGGCAATACAGCCTATAAAGGAAGGGTTTGAAACAGTATATGAGTCGATACCAAATTT